GTACCGTGCAATATGGGAAGCATTACGCTACAACAGACGACTGCTCCTGTCACCCACAGCATCAGGAAAATCTCTAATGATTTATTCATTGGTTAGGTATCACATCAAGGCGGACAGGAATATTCTAATTGTAGTCCCTACAACGTCTCTTGTCGAGCAGATGTATAAAGACTTTGAAGAATATGGATGGATGGCGTCCAAATACTGCCACAAAATATATGCGGGGGCAGAAAAATACACGGATCATCAGGTGGTAATTACCACTTGGCAGTCTGTTTATAAGGAACCGCGTAAGTGGTTTGACAGGTTTGATGTTGTCATCGGTGACGAGGCACACCTTTTCAAAGCTAAATCTCTTACTACGTTGATGGCGAAACTGCATGAATGTAAATATCGTGTTGGATTTACTGGTACGTTAGATGGCAGTAGTACCAATCAACTTGTATTGGAAGGATTGTTTGGTAGATGCAGTCAAGTCACAAAGACTAAAGATCTAATGAAGGCAGGATATGTTGCCAAACTAAAAGTACGAATACTAGTATTTGAACATCCTAAGCAATCATTCGATACTTATCAAGATGAGATTGACTGGATTATTGAGAACCCTGCCAGGAACAAGTTCATCAAAAACCTTGTAAAAGATTTAGAAGGAAATACTCTAGTCCTGTTCAACTATGTAGAACGCCATGGGGAACCTCTTTATGAACTTATAAATAGTGATGTAGATAAACCAACGTTCTTTGTACACGGTGGAGTTGATGTATCGGATAGAGAATCTATTCGTGAGATCACAGAACAAAGTAGCAATGCCGTTATTGTTGCTTCCTACGGTACATTTTCTACAGGCATCAACATTCGTAATCTACACAATGTTATCTTCGCTAGTCCTTCAAAGTCCAGAGTTCGCAACCTACAATCTATTGGTCGTGTTCTAAGGAAAGGCGAAAACAAGTCACAGGCAATACTATACGATCTCGCTGACGATACTTCTAAGGGAGCATCTAGGCGAAACTATACTCTCAATCACCTTATAGAACGGGTAAAGGTGTACAACGAAGAGAAATTTGACTATGAAATTTTGGATGTAAAGATCAAGTAAACCTATGCTCAACTATGTAAAACACGACGAAGAATTTCATTGTAGTATCCGCATGAAATATGGTGCGGAAATACTGGCAGTGGCAATGGTCTCTCGCGATGAAGATACTGACACTGATGTTGTCTATGTGCAGAACCCAGTAGAAGTCAATGTTATGATCCATGAACGTGCAGACGGTAAGTCTGTTCGTGGTATGGGATTTTCCAAGTGGTGTGCCTTTTCTAACGAGGAGTTTTACATCATCAATGGAAATGATATTCTAACAATGTCTGCTCTTAGTAACGAGATCATCATTTTGTATGAAGGATATCTTCTTTCTGAAGAACACGATAAGTTGAATGATTCCGATCTTTCATCTGGTGGTACTCCTTCTAGTCAGGTAAAAGGATCTATCGGAAAGATAGAAGAAGCAAGAAAGAAGTTTGAAAGACTGTTCAATAATAAAGCCTAATAGTTCTTTTGAACCCCACAGTGTTAGTTTACAGGGAAAATCGGATGTTGTCAAGCTCTGATCTTTGTGTTATACTACCTGTGTTAGCAGAACAACCTCATGCAAGTAACGCCAGTGAAAAGAAAAAAAGAACACTACGTTGACAATAAGGAGTTTCTCAAAGCACTGGAGCATTACCGTGATGAGGTTGCTATATCAGTGATTCAAAAGAAACCTAAACCTATGGTGGGCAATTACATCGGAGGATGCTTTCTAAAGATTGCAACCCACCTATCGTATCGTCCTAACTTCATCAACTACATGTATAAGGATGACATGATTTGTGATGGAGTTGAAAACTGCATTCAATATATTGATAATTTTGATCCAGCAAAGTCTAAGAATCCCTTTGCATACTTCACACAAATTATTTACTACGCATTCTTGCGTCGGATTCAAAAAGAAAAGCGCCAACTAGACATCAAAGATAAGATTATTGAACGGTCTGGTTTTGATGAGATTGCATCTGTTGATTCTACTGATGAGAGTTATCACCAGATCAAGTCTAAGATTGAAATGAGAATGAACTACTGATGAAGATCCTTCTTATTACGGACCAGCACTTCGGTGTAAGGAATGATAACTTGGCGTATATTGAAATGTACCGACAGTTTTATACTGAACTCGTACTTCCTTATATCCAGAAGTCTGGTATTGATACTGTCATCTGCTTGGGAGATACCTTTGACAAACGTAAGTCAATCAATTTCAATTCTTTAGAAGCAGCTAAAGAAATGTGGTTTACGCCATTGCAAAAACTAGGCGTAAAGATGCACATGCTGGTAGGTAACCATGACATCTATTACAAGAATACCTTACGGATCAATGCGCCTAGAGAACTACTGGGTGAGTACGACAACATCGTTATTCACGATACCGCTAGTACAGTTAGGTTTGGTGATTTTCCTATACTTCTTTTGCCTTGGATATGTGACGACAATAGAGAACGAACCATGGAAAGCATCGCAGACAGTAATGCATCTGTCTGTATGGGCCATCTTGAACTTGATGGTTTTGAGGCTCATCCAGGGTGTTTTATGAAGGGTGGTCAAGATGCTAACATATTCTCTAAGTTCAAGAAAGTATTCTCAGGACACTTCCATATGAAGTCTACTAAAAAGAATATCAACTATCTTGGTAACCCATACCAGTTATACTGGAATGACTATGGATGTAAGCGTGGATTCCATGTATTTGATACCGATAGTTTGAAGACTACTTTCTATCGTAATCCTCATGACATGTTCCGTAAGATCTATTACAACGAAGGTGAAGTCCGAAAGGATAAAGAAGAGTCTGTCAAAGGTAAGTATGTCAAACTAATCGTTGAGAAGAAAGATAACTATGCTGCATTTGATCAATACGTTCGTAGTGTACAGGATGAGCAACCTGCAGATCTAAACATCATCGAAAATCTCAGCGTAGATATTGAAGATGGTATTGATGTTGTAGAAACCGAAGATACCCTTACTATGCTAGAGACCTACATAGATGAAGCAAAAGGGAGTATAAAGGGAGATACCGAATCAATCAAAAGATTGGTAAAATCACTGTACATCGAAGCATGTGAAATCTAATGTGGATACTGATAGCACCTGAATCGGGTGGCGTATACGCTGCCAAAGATCTTACTAACACTAAAGTCGTTCAGATTTTTGAGGAAGAGGATGATGCCGTTCGCTATCATGGACTCTTACTGGCAGAAGATTTCAAAGATATTCTGTCAGTAGAAGAAGTAGATTTGACAACAGTGGTTGCAAATTGCAGAAAATACGGTTATAGTTATACCATCATAAACAAAGACGAACTAGTTATCCCCCCTTTATAATGATCCTGTTTGAAAAAATTCGTTGGAAGAACTTCCTTAGCACTGGCAACCAGTTCACCGAGTTCACTCTATCGGATTCTCCGTCTACCTTAGTCATAGGTAGGAATGGTGCTGGCAAGTCCACCATTCTAGATGCTTTATGTTTTGTTCTATTCAATAAACCGTTTAGGAAAATCAACAAACCACAATTGGTAAACAGTATCAATGAGAAAGACTGTGTTGTAGAGGTTGAATTTTCTATCAATCTGTCCTTGTACAAAGTAGTACGAGGAATCAAACCTAATGTATTTGAAGTATACAAAGATGGAAGACTTCTCGACCAGGATGCAGCAGCTAAAGATACTCAAAAGTATCTTGAACAGCAAGTCCTCAAACTCAATTACAAGTCTTTTACACAAGTTGTCATCTTGGGAAGCTCAACATTTGTACCATTCATGCAACTCGCAGCAAATGTTCGACGAGAAGTAATCGAAGATCTCCTTGACATTGGTATCTTCTCTAACATGAATCAGGTTCTCAAAGATCGTGTGAGTAGTCTCAGTCAACGCAAAGGTGATTGTGATCACATGATGCAACTTGCATCTGAGAAAGTTTCCTTCCAAGAGAAGAACATCATGAACCTAGAGACTGTTGCTGAGCAACGTGTGGAGGAGAAGCAGCAAAAGATTGTAGACAATCAAAAGAATATTGAACAGATTCAAAAGACACTCACCGAACTGCAATCTGTGATTGAATCTAAGGAAGACAATCAGACTGGTCGTGTAGAGATCTCTAATAAGATCGACCAACTAAAGACTATGAAAGCAAAGGTTGCTACAAAAAAAGCAGCTGTCCATAATGAATTCAACTTTCTTATGGAAAATGATACCTGTCCTACATGTAAGCAGAGTATTGATCCTGACTTCAAGCAACCTCGCATTGCACATTTAGATGCTAAGGAAATGGAATTTGCTTTTGCTTTAGAACAAATGACTGATGCAATTGGTAGCAGTGTAGAACAACTGCATATCCTAGAAGCAAATTCAAAAGAACTTTCAAAACTTAGATCTAACTATTCAACGCATGAACGTGACATCGTTCGTTTTGAATTTGAGAATCTGGATATCAGTAAGCAGATTATTGAACTCCAAACTAACTCGCCAGACCTCGCTGCAGAAAGAGAAACATTAGATTTTCTACAGGAAGCATATACTAAAACTAGATCCGACTGTGGTGAACTTAGTAAAGAGTATGATGAGTATCGTATTGTATCTAATCTCTTGAAAGATTCAGGTATCAAAAGCAGGATCATCAAAAAGTATGTTCCTGTATTCAATACACTGATCAATAAGTTCTTGCATAGTATGGACTTCTATGTGAACTTTACTCTAGATGAAAACTTCGATGAGAGTATCAAGTCTAGGTTTAGGGATGACTTCTCGTATGCATCTTTTTCTGAAGGTGAGAAGCAGAAGATTGATCTTGCTCTGTTGTTTACCTGGCGAGAGATTGCCAAGATGAAGAACTCTGTGTCTACTAATCTATTGATTCTAGATGAAGTCTTTGACAGTTCTCTTGATGAAGGTGCTACACAAGAACTACTAAAGATCTTACGTGGTCTGGGTAGTGATGCTAATCTATTTGTTATCTCTCACAAGGGAGAAATCCTTGTAGATAAGTTTCTTAGAACTGCTATTGTTGAGAAAGTAAACGACTTTTCTAAAGTTCGTTACGATGGTTGAAGTTTTGTATAAAGTGATACAATATGTGTGTTACATTCCATAATTAGGATACCCACACATAAATACTAGTAGCATTATTGAGGTGAAATCATGAGCGAAAAACGGTCTACATCATGGAGTCACCACAGTTACGGAGATCATTATGCACAATCTATTGTCCCGCTCACAACTAGTTGGGTGGCGTAATTTTGAAGAGGGTATTGATAAGTCCACAACAGAAGTAGACAGAATAAACGACTACTACGAATGTCTAATAGAGTGCGACGATAGTCAATCATCATGTAAAAGAATTTGTGGGAGGGTGTTATCAGAAACATAAACCATCTGTGGGGACGTTAGTCCCCTTTTTCATGCTATACTAAATACAGTGGTGACGCAAGATCTGAATGTTATCAACACAATATAGATTGCGCTTAGAGTTTATCTGTAAGCGCATTGCCAATGGTGAGGAAGTCAAACTAGACGATATGATCTGGGCAGATAAACTTGCTAAGAGTCATACACTTGCTAGGGATTGGTTGCAGAAGGCACGAAGACAATCTTCTCAAAACATTGAAGAGGGCAGTACCGACGATTTTCTGAATAGGATGGGTTTAGGAGACCCCGATCCATCCAATCATAAAACGGGGTTCACCAGTGCCGACGATATAAAAGAATGGTTCGGGAGAGACAAACCTGATGATTGGAGACAGCGAGACTAATGCCAAGTGAATTTGATTATGTCGAAGCACCTATAGAAGGTGAAGTTGATAAGTGGGGATTCACAATCAAACCTGCTATTAGCGATAACGAATTGATTCGTAGATGTCTAAGAAATGCTCCTTGTGGTTGTGACAAAAAACAAGTTGAACGAGTGATCCAACAATACTATGACTAAGAAACAATACAAACAATTGCTGCTAGATCATTTCACCGAGCAGTTGGATAAACTCACAGCGAAGGAACTCAAAGAACTTGCTGCGAGACATACATGAATGATTATGTTTGTGTCCCTATGTGGGATCCTATTTTTGATATGATACGCTATCATTGGGTACACAAGTCAGAAAAGGATCCTGAGCAATTCGTGAAAAATCTCAACCCAGAGCAAGAAGTGCTATGAGACAACTGTTCCTAGTTCCCACTGGTGGTGGAAGATGTGTTACACATGATGGACATGTTCAAATGGGTAGTTTCAATCACTCAGTAGAGAAGCATCTTGAATTATGTCCTGAACAAGATTGGCAAGTAACATACTGGATGCCTGATCCATTGGGGTTACGATATAAGAGAGCAAACTTCCAGCATACTATGAAAGCTAATGAAGGTTCTGCTAGAACTGATAATGCTGGTGATAGTCGTCC